CTGTGGATACTGATTCTGTGTATCTCAACATGGGTCCTTTGGTTGAAACTGTATTCAAGGGAAGAGAGAAAACTACTGAAAGCATTGTCTCGTTCCTTGATAAGGTCTCTCAGGTGGAACTTGAAAAGTATATTGAAGGTTGTTACCAAGAACTGGCGAACTATGTAAATGCATATGCCCAGAAGATGCAGATGAAGCGAGAGAATATTGCTGATCGTGGAATCTGGACTGCCAAGAAAAGATACATTCTGAATGTCTGGGATAGTGAAGGAGTTAGATATGAAACTCCTAAACTTAAAATGATGGGTATTGAAGCAGTCAAGTCTTCTACTCCTGCACCATGTAGGGTAAAGATTAAAGAAGCACTCAATATCATCATGAATAAAACAGAAGATGATTTGATTTCATTTGTAGAAACTTTTAAAAAAGAGTTTTACAATCTTCCACCAGAAGACATTTCTTTTCCAAGATCAGTTAATGAATTGACAAAATATAAATCAGTGGCAACCATTTACCAGTCAGGCACGCCTATTCACACAAGGGGAGCTTTGTTGTATAATCACTATATCAAGGATAAATCTCTGGACTCAAAGTATCCATTAATCAATAATGGGGAGAAGATTAAGTTTTGTTATCTTAAAAAAGCAAATCCAATTAGGGAAAATGTGATTTCATTCATTCAACAATTTCCCAAAGAACTTGGACTTGGTAAATACGTAGACTATGAACTTCAATTTGACAAGAGTTTTATTGAACCACTTAAAAACATTCTGAACTGTATTGATTGGAGAGTGGAAAAAACTAATACATTAGAATCTTTATTTGCATAATTATGGACTTCTTAAAAGATATTGTAAAGGAAATTGGTGGAGAATACACGCAACTGGCAGCAGATATTGATGAGACTGAATCTTATGTTGATACAGGTTCTTACATCTTTAATGCACTGGTTTCAGGTAGCATATTTGGTGGTGTATCTGGGAATAAGATTACTGCTATTGCTGGAGAGTCTTCTACTGGAAAGACTTTCTTTTCTCTCGCTGTGGTTAAGAACTTCCTTAATAATAATCCCGATGGTTATTGTCTCTACTTTGATACTGAAGCTGCTGTAACTAAAACTATTCTTCAAAGTAGAGGACTTGATATTAATAGGATTGTTGTTATTAATGTGGTCACTATTGAAGAGTTTAGAAGTAAGGCACTTAAAGCAGTAGATTTGTATCTAAAAAGGAAAGAGGGTGAACGTAAACCTTGTTTGTTTGTTCTTGATTCTCTTGGAATGCTTTCTACTGAAAAAGAAATTGACGATGCACTGAATGAGAAGCAAGTCAGAGACATGACTAAATCACAACTGGTCAAAGGTGCATTTAGAATGCTGACTCTGAAACTTGGTCAGGCAAACATTCCTATGATTGTCACCAACCACACCTATGATGTTGTGGGTTCTTATATTCCTATGAAAGAAATGAGTGGAGGTTCTGGTCTTAAGTATGCAGCATCTACAATCATCTATCTTTCCAAGAAGAAAGAAAAAGATGGTACAGAAGTTGTAGGTAACATTATCAAATGTAAAACGCAGAAATCAAGGTTAAGTAAAGAAAATAAAGAAGTAGAGGTTCGTTTATTCTATGATGACAGGGGTTTGGATAAGTATTATGGTCTTCTTGACCTTGCAGAAAAATATGAAATTTTTAAGAAGACAGGAACAAGATATGCAGTTCCAGATGGCACAACACAGTTTGGTAAAACAATTATGGATAATCCAGAAAAGTATTTTACTGAAGATGTAATGCAGGCACTTGATGAAGCATCAAAACAAGAATTTAGTTATGGAGTTTGATGGAGAAAATTGAAACCACAATTCTAAAAAATTTATTATTTAATGAAGATTACTGTAGAAAGGTATTACCTTTTATTAGTCCAGAATACTTTGAGAGCTTCCATGAGAAGGTAATCTTTGAAGAGATTGCCAAGTTTGTCATTAATTATGGCAAAATGCCAACGAAGGAAATTATTGGCATTGAAGTAGAAAACAGATCAGACATTAGTGAGGATACATACAAAACTGTTTGTGATACTGTATCTGCATTTGATACTGAACCAGCAGAGGTTAATTGGGTTACAGACACTACTGAAAAGTGGTGTAGAGATCGTGCCATTTATCTGGCACTAATGGAATCTATTAAGGTTGCTGATGGTCAAGACGAAAAGAAGTCTAGGGATTCTATTCCATCTATTCTTGAAAAAGCACTTGCTGTAAGTTTTGACAATCATATTGGACATGACTATCTGAGTGACTATGAAGAAAGATATGCTTCCTACCATCGTAAGGAGGATAAGATCCCATTTGATCTGGAATATTTCAACAAAATCACAAAAGGTGGTATCCCTAATAAGACTCTCAATATCGCTCTGGCTGGGACAGGTGTTGGGAAATCGTTATTCATGTGTCATGTGGCTAGTTCCGTCTTACTGCAAGGCAGGTCCGTTCTCTATATCACACTTGAAATGGCGGAGGAACGAATTGCTGAGAGAATTGATGCGAATCTTTTGAATATCAATATCAAAGATATCATAGATCTTCCTAAGCAAATGTTTGATACCAAGGTAAATAATATTGCTAAGAAGACACAGGGAACTTTGATCATCAAAGAGTATCCAACTGCCTCAGCACATGTAGGTCATTTCAAGGCACTTCTAAATGAACTTGCTCTTAAAAAGTCATTCAGACCTGATATTATTTTCATTGATTACCTTAACATTTGTGCTTCCAGCAGGTATAAGTCAAACTTCTCTGTCAACTCTTATTCGTATGTTAAGGCAATTGCAGAAGAGTTACGTGGATTGGCAGTGGAATTCAATGTTCCCATTCTCTCTGCTACCCAAACCACTAGGAGTGGTTATGGCAACTCTGATGTTGAACTTACTGATACTAGTGAGTCCTTTGGTCTGCCTGCTACTGCTGATCTTATGTTTGCCCTTATTAGCACAGAAGAGTTGGAACAGATGGGCCAGATTATGGTAAAACAATTGAAGAATAGATACAATGACCCAACAATCAACAAGAGATTTATTGTTGGTATTGATAGAGCAAAGATGCGACTCTATGACTGTGAGCAAAAGGCACAGAATGATATTCTTGACTCTGGGCAGGAAGAGGAGTATAATAACGAGGAAGAAACTAAAAAGGACAAATTCGCTGGATTTAAATTCTCATGATTGAAAAAGTTGATTTTAACAAGTATCAAAACTTTGTAGATGCTGTTACCTCAGATGCATCAAAGGACTTTGTAGCATTCTCAGATCGTATTGTAGAGTTGGATCGTAAAGGTGCTAATATTGAACGCCTTCTTACTGCTGGTGTTGGTATCAATGCTGAGGGTGGAGAGTTCCTTGAGATTGTAAAGAAGATGATTTTCCAAGGAAAACCCTGGAATGAAGACAACAAAGACCACCTAATCACTGAACTTGGAGATCTGATGTGGTATGTTATGCAGGCATGTATTGCTCTTGAAGTTCCTATTGATTATGTGGTTTCAAGGAATGTGGATAAACTGATGAAGCGTTATCCTGAAGGTGCTTTTGATGTGTTCTATTCAGAACATCGTGCTGAAGACGATAGGTGATAAGATTTTATAGATAATAATAAACAGTAAATAAATGGCAGATACAGAAAGACAAGAAAAAGGATCTATTACTACTTTTTATTATGCCATAGAAAAAGGAGCATCATTAGATCCATTTTCTCCTGATGATAAAGGGTTGCTTAATGCATTAAGAGTTGAATATCCTGATGCATTTTTAAATAATAATAAATGGTATTTTAGTTTTTTAAAACAAGCTAGATCCCTATTAGAATGGTTAGGTCATAGGGAAGGATCTACTGATACTTCTTACAAATATGCTAGATGGGGATCTAATGGAACAAGTGATGCTGTTTCCAGTATTCCAGCTAATAAAAAAACTGACATTTATGATTGGGTTTGGGATTCCTTTACTGTTGAACAGAAAAAATTATTTGGGTCGAGACCAAGTAAAGATAGTTGGAATACCACAGATGTTTATTTGGTCAAAGCATCCAAAGAAAGAGAAATCATGGACACAATAAACCATGTTGTTAAAGATCCAGTTCTTTTTGATTCTGCTGATGCTCATGAAATGGAACTGGCATCAGTAAACAGATACTTAGCTTATCTTACAAGAAATAAAGAATTGATAGGAATATCTTTAAAAGAAACTGATTATGGAGATCCTAAGGTAACTGAAACTAACATTAAATCATTATCAGAAGACATTCAGGTTACAAATGCATCTATTACAAATACTGAGGGATTAAAAACTTGGATGGAAGTTATAGAAGGAAAAGGTTCTTCAGGAGTTACAGATTTTAAAGGTAATTCATTAACTTATGAAGCACAATTTAATATTGGAAATTATATAAAAAAATATAAGTATGAAAGTAAAGTTGGATCTTTGGATAATCATGCAACAGAACCTAGGGATTTAGTTATAGGAGCTAGTGGTAAATACACAACAGCTGCTGCTAGAAATGGATCAGTCCCTGTTCCTAAAATGGCTAAAATTATTGAAAAGTATAGTGGGGAATCTATCAATTATAATATACCTGGATCTGGTCAAGAATTTACCAATTCTCAAATTCAATATTGGCAAAATTATTTTGAAGAAGTTAAAAGAGATACTACTATTAAAAAAACTTTTGGAAGACTTACAATTCAAAGTATGGGAAAAACAACCACATATTCTCCAGAAGATTTTATAGCAGTATGTGCGAATATGGATAGAGTTCAAAGAAGCAAAACAACAGGATTTCCTTTAAAGTTTAGAAGTAAACTTAGGTTGCTTAGATATATAAAATCTTTTATAAAAGCAAAGGCAGATGGAAGATTGGATGAAATAATTGCAGAAATGTATTTTGCTTCTTCAAAAATCAATATGACAGATGAAGATCTGTCTGGACCTTTCATTAAAATTCAATAGTATGTTATGATAGTAAGAGCACTGAACCACCTATGATTGACTTGAGAACTGGAGACTGCCTTGAGTTAGCAAAGCAACTTGAGGACAACTCTATTGATTGCACTGTAACCTCACCTCCATACAACAAACAGAAGATTGGGGGTGGTTTGTTTCGTAAAATTGAATATGATAAGTTTGATGATTCTCTTCCAGAAGATGTTTATCAAGAACAGCAGATTGAACTGCTGAATGTTCTGTTTGATAAGACTAAAGAAGGGGGTTCACTGTTCTACAATCATAAGGTCAGGTATCTGAATGGTAATGCAACTTCTCCTTGGGAGTGGTTGCCTAAAACCAAATGGCACATTAGAGAAGAAATCATTTGGAATAGGGGTAGTGGTCCTGAGATTTCTGGATACAGATTTACACAGATTGATGAAAGAATCTATTGGTTGTGTAAGGGAGCAAAACGTCCAAAACTTCCCAGGAGGTCTGTAAATTATGGGTCAGTATGGAAGTTTGGTCCTGAAATGAAGAACCCTCACCCTGCACCATTTCCTATTGTCCTTCCACTTCGTTGTATTCAAGCAGTGATGGAAACTCCTGGTGTTGTTCTTGATCCTTATAGTGGTTCAGGAACTACTGGTCTTGCAGCAACTCTTCTTGGTCATGACTATATTGGATTTGATCTTTCTGATGATTATCATGCTATGGCTAGAGAAAGAATTGCAAATCCTTCCAGAAAAGACCTTGAGAAATTTACTGAAGAGTGTGGTGTGGAGGTAAATACAGAAAGAGATATCTTTACGCTACTTTCTTGATGGAAGAATTTTTTAAAGATCTAATCAAGATCTACAAACAACATGTAAGAATCAAACAACTTAAAAGAAATACCATAGAGAATTTTTGTAGATTCTATGTAAGTTTTGTAGATCAAGATAAAGATCCAAAGGATAAGAAAGATAAATATTTACAAGTAAAGAAACTTGGTTTGCAATATATTCAGCAAAACCAAGATTTGATATATACAGAAATTAATAAATGAAGAAGTTTTCTGAATTTATAGTAGAAGCAAGAAGTTCCCAAGCTGCTCAAAAAGCACACAAGCTTGGGCTAAGAGGTGATGGGCATGGATACTGGATTGATAAACAACAGAAGCGTGTAGCAAGAACATTCAAAGGACATCTTGAATTTATATCTGGTAAAAAGAAAGGTAAAGGTGGTGATGGTGAGGAGCAGGATAATCAAGAACCATCAAGAGGAAAACCTGGAAAGTTCAAAGGTCAGAAACCTGGCAAGAAAAGATTAGGAGCAAAGGCACCACAACCATCAGGTCAGAAAAAAGCAGCACCACAACCACCAGCAGGATCAAGAGGTGCAGGGCAGCAACCAGCAGGTCAGGCACCCAAGAAAGATTTAAGGGGTGATGTTATCACTGTGGTGTTTGGTAAGTTCAATCCTCCAACCAAGTCACATAAGAAAGTATTTGATTCAGCAAAAACAACTGCATCTGGTGGAGTATTCTATATCTTCCCAAGTAGAACACAAGATGGGAAGAAGAATCCATTAGATCCTGAAACAAAGATTGCATACATGATGGAGATGTTCCCAGAGTATGCAGATAATATTATGGATAGTGATCAGTTTAATACTATCTTTGATGTATTGCAGCACATGAATGAAGAAGGATATACTGGCGTTAATATTGTCTGTGGAGCAGAAAGAGTTTCTGAAATTGACAATCTTGCCAATAAGAATAATGGTCAGTTGTATGACTTTACATCTATTAATGTAGTATCTGCTGGTGCAAAAGATCCAGAGACAGATTCTGATGTAGCAAGAAAAGCAGCAGCACAAGGTGATTTTGAATCATTCAAGAAAGCATTCCCACCATCATTCAAGAAAGCAAAGCAACTCTTTACTGACCTTCAACAAACTATGAATGTCAAGGAAGGTTATAATATGTGGGAGATTGCTCCTGATTATGATTGGAAAGGTCTGAGAGAAAACTATGTCTTTGGTCATCTGTATAAGGTAGGGTCAAAAGTAGAAAGTTGTAATACAGGATTAAGAGGTGAAGTGATTAGATCTGGTGCTAATCATTTAATCTGTGTCACAGAAGATGGCATTATGTTCAAGTCCTGGATTAAAGATGTTTGTGAATATACAGAAGTCAAGATGAATGGTATGACAAGAGAACCTGGAAAACCAAATACTCTTGTAGGTACAACAGGTTATACAAAGTATGTTTCTTCTATGACCCCAGGTGCAACAGTAGGATCTATAAATAAAAAAAGGAAAGTATTATCTAAAAGTAAATGACTAACATTTGGGCAGATCCTTATAAAGAAGTTAGAAAACCATTTTTTGATACAGAATCTCTTGAAGAAGAGAGAGCAAAGAAAGATTATGATGGAGATGGTAAAGTAGAAAGTGGTGCTAAAGAACATGCTGGTGCAGTTCATAATGCTATTCAAAAGAAGAAGGGTGGTAAACCAGATGGTCAAGATACTTCAAGCGTAAAAGAAGAAGTAGAAGAAACAGAAGAAGGTTATCAACCAATTGGTAAAGAACAAAAAACTGCTATGTATCACAGGGCAGGAAATCTTGCTCGTACAGCAGTTTCATCAACAGGTAAGAAAAAGCAAGAAGCACAAACTAAATCTTCTAAGATTGTAAGTGTTCTCAATAGAGAAGAAGTAGAAGAAATTGATGAAGCACAAGAGGCTCGCAACAATCCAGAGAAGTATGAAAGAGAGCAGAGCAAGAAATATGCTCCTGTTCGTGGTGAAAGAACTCCTATGCCACCAAGAGGTAACAAGAAGAGAGAAGATTTTGAAAGATGGTATCGTGCTAATGTAAGAGAAGAGGCAGAGACAATCACAGAAGTTGATTCATGCTCAACTCCCAAGAAAGTTGATGTAATGAAGGGTGGTAAGAAGAATAAAGTTACAATCAATCCTCCAATTAGAGAAGAAGTTGAAGCATGGATTGGGGAACTGGTAGAAGAAGGTTATGACATTTCTGAATTCACCATGGATGAAATGATTGAGATTTATGAGTCAGTAG